GAGAAGCTGCTATCATGGAACACACTGAATTACACTTATTTGAAGAAACAAAAGAGACAAATTGACTCGAGAGGAAATGTCACTTGGTCCGGAGATCTGGATATGCTTGTTAATGCAGGTAAGAACACCTTCAATTTGCAGATTAAAAATGGCCAGCACTCTCTCCTGTGTCGGGAAGTTGTCGACCATGAAACTCTTTTAATGTCCCTGAACGAGCTATGCGGTCTATTGGGATTTGAAAGAACAAACTTCTTCACAAATCGGAGGGTCGTGCGCGGCGATTTGTACTTAACTGCATCAGGCAAAAGACTGGACTGGGCGTATAGCAAAGGAGCACCACACAACTGCTTGAACATCATCATTAGTCCGGCGTACAAGAGGCTGAGGTTGCAAGATTTAGATTCGTTCAAGGTGGTTAGTGACACAAATGAGAAGACAGGAGCTGTGTTTGTCACACTGAAACAGAGAGATGAGAGAACAGCCACTTTGTGTCATTTCCCAGGAAATTACTATCCTGCGAGCTGTCCAAAAGGTGCGAGATTCGATGAATCTTTTTGGTTCAGAGGAATTAGGTTGTCAAGGATCATGAGTAATGAAGATTGGTTTTATAATTACAGGTTACCGTCTCTAACTGACAGAGACTGCACAGGGTTTTTTAGAAATGATGTGAACTTTGAAGTTGTTCTAGCACAAACAAGCTCAGACAAAGGAAGGATAGTGGAGTATTTACAAGTCATGGACGAAATTGACGAAGAAGTGTTCAACATTAACCGAAATGTGATGCCAATGGCTGGCACATCAGTCTCGGTGATTGATTACGAAGCATTGACCGACATGGATGTCAATCAGCTTTTTATGGCTGAAATGAGTAAAATCAAAGAGGAAGGCCCCTTGACCTTTGCCCCAATAGAAACTATGGAGGGGATGTCATGGGCGGACATGATGGAACAAGAGGAAGAAGAACATGATGGTGGCCCAACTGCTAACATGAGCCCTGTAATTGGGTTTGATGGAATAGAGGAAGCAATGGCCAATGAAGAAGATGGAATAAGATTTGTCAGAGCCATGGGGTACAAGAGGAG